ATCCTGATGTCTGAATCGCTGAGTAGTGAGCAAACAAATCCTCACCACCGTTGTCTGGAGTAATAAACCCAAAACCTTTGGTTTCATTAAACCATTTTACTTTACCTGTTGCCATTTACTTAATTTCCTATTAAAACACTATTATAGTGCCTTGTATTTAGTATAGCAAGAGAAATGGTGCTTTAAAAGCTAAATATTGTGTAGGAACAAGTCGGGAGCGAATCGATTTTTAGCAGTAAACCCTTGAATAAAATGGAGCGAAACAATGTCATTAATAGACTCAGTATTAAACATGGTCAGCAAGACCCCAAAGGATCCAGACGCACCAAAACCGCCGGTTGGTTCACGTAGCGAGCGAGAAGCAAAGATCAAAGACAAAGCAGGTATGGTCATCAACGTTTTTGCGTTGCTGTTGGCCGTTAATGCTTATTTTGGTGGTACTTATTCCAGTACTATTCTAGGCAACACAATCAAAGCAGGAAGTGAGTGGAGTTTTTATCAAGCCAAAAGCATTAAGAAAACTGCGGCAGAGTATGCATTGTATGATGCACAAAAAGCCAACGACACTAAGCGTGTAGCGGAACTTACTGCCAAAATTGACCGTTATGAAAATGAACCACATGACGGCATGAAAGACATTATGGCCCGTGCTAAAAAGTTAGAAGCAGATCGCGATGCCGCTAAACTGCGTAGTCCTTGGATGAGTTATGCTAGCACAGCATATCAACTGGCAATTGTGTTACTATCTGCAAGCATACTTGCTGTTAGTATGCCGTTGTTCTGGGGAAGTTTTGTAGTTTGTGGAGCTGGCATTTTTCTAATGAGCCAGGGTTTGTTCCTCTGGTTCTAAAGGAGCTAGTGGTGTGGACCCAATCACAATCGGCCTTGCGTTCACCGCCGCCCAAACAGCAGTCAGCCATATAAAACAAGCTATTGCCCTAGGCAAAGACATCAACAGTCTTGCAGGGCAATTTGGCAAATTTTTTGAATCTTCCGATGCTATACATCGCGAACGAACAAAAATAAAAGCCAAAGCCAGCCGATTAGGCAAAACAGATGCAGAACTAGGCCACGAAGCTTTACAAATTGCCATGCATAGCGATGCTTTAAGACAAGCAGAACGCGAACTCAAAGACATGATCCTTTGGCAATTAGGCAAACCTCAAATCTGGGAACAGATGATTCAGGAACGCACCAGACTGTTCAAAGAACGTGCAGAAGCTGAACAAGCAGAAGCTGAACGCGAACTAGCCCGTAAGAAAAAAATGGCAGACCATTTTATGTTTGGCATGTATTTTATAGGAGTTAGTATATTTCTTTTTGCATTCATCATGGCGGGTGTTGGTGTATACGGTGCTATGGAAGAAAAAAGAATTTATGAACAAAAGGTAGCGGCCAGAAACGCACTTATAAGACAACAACAAAAAGAACGTGAAGCCCGCGAAAGGAAAGAACGCGACGATTACGCTAAAAATTAAAGGATAAGTCATGTATTTTAACATAATCATTACAATGAACGACATAATATTTTTCTTATGCATGATACCTTTGTTAATGGTTTTTAGTGTCATGTTCAAAGACTGGCTCAAAGATCGGAAATAACCATATGCTTGAATGGATCTTAGCATTAGCACTAGCCAAGGAACCGGACATTAAAAAATGGCCCGAGTGGGAGTGTGTGCGATGGACATGGACTGGTGATGTTTATAGTCGGCGTGTAGTTTGCTTAGAATGGAGAAAAAGGGAGAATAGATGGATCCCTTAACATTATTTGCCCTTGCCAATGGAGCTGTGTCCGCAGTTAAGGCTGGGTGTAAACTTTACAAAGACATCAAAGGCGCAGCCGGTGAGATTAAAGACGTACTCAAAGATCTTGACGACCAATTTCACAAACTTCATCCTCCTGAAAAACCTCCTACTACTGCACAAAAGAATGCCTACATAGAAGAAAAAAATCGTGTAATAACATTGAACAAAAAAGCCAATGCAGACGAACACACTAGCATATACACAGAAATTGGCAACCATCTTGGCGCATATTACGACAACTATTACAAGTGTATAGCTGTATTTGAAGAAGAAGAGCGCCGTGCTAAAACTGAAGTCTATACTGGTGACGACAGTTTAGGCAAACGTGCTTTACAGCGTGTGTTAATGAAAAAACAATTAGAACAAATGGGCACTGAACTCCGTGAAATAATGGTATATCAAAGCCCGAAAGAACTTGGCGCATTATATACCGAAGTTGAAGAAATGATGAAACAAATGGGCAAGGAACAAAAAGTTCTGATTACTCAGCAAATGCAACGTCAAGCTATAGAAAAAAAACGTAAAGCCGCAAAGAGAAAACAACTTAATATTCAGTTTGCTTGGGGGATAGGTGTGCTGTTTATAATCTTTTTTTTCTTTTTTGTCATGATGTTAGTAGCACAAAGTCGACAACAAATGTACCCACAATACGGTAACGATTTTTTTCCAAAAACTGAGGAAGAACGACGACGAGAAGCCCAACCGCAAATCTACATAGGAAGGTAAATACTTTATTAAAGAACACACTACCTTAGGACCTTATGGTTACTTGTGTGCGCCGGCTGCTGGCGCGAGAGACTAGGCCGGGAATCCTAGAATTTCGAAAGTGAGCATTTTTTATTTCATTAAATTGTTAACAAACTCAAGCAGTAATGAGTGATGACGACCTTGATGATATTTTCCCTTCAACCAACTATAACCATCGTACCAAAATTGTTCGCTTTCTGGATGACATCCAATTAAGCCAATATTGTTTTGTACAATAGCCATAGGGTCACCATTTGTGTAAGTAGCAATTGTTGTAAATTTATTACTATTGCCTACCAATGCGCACCCGTCATAGAAGAACATCTTATCTTGCACACCATTCCATGTTACATCAATAGCTTTGGCATGTGGTCGTCTTGTATCTGTTTCTGGCTGTGTAATATATTGTACAGCATCAACGTTATCTAATATATTAAGATAGTGACTCCCAGCCCAGTATGCACCCATACAAATACCTAGATATTTGCCGCCTTTACTAACAAAGTGACGGATTAGATCTCCGTTATTTCTAAGCAAATATCGAAAAGATTCAGAATCTCCAATTCCTCCAGGAACTGCTATCATATCAACATCATCAAAAAATACGTCTTCTAATGGGTTTTTTCCAAATATTTTAAATCTGTAATGCGGGCTTAATGCCCGAATAATGCCGTTTGCGCTCTGAACTGAGCATTTTGGGTCGTGTACAAACAATGCTATGGTTTTCATAGTAGTCTTTATTAAGATAAATATTGCATGATAGAACTTATAGCAACTTTGGCAATGACTCATATTACAATAATATGCGTCACTCTGTATTTACACAGAGGACAAGCTCACAGGGGAATTATATTCCACCCAATTTTAGAGCATTTTATGAGATTTTGGCTTTGGCTCACAACCGGAATGGTTACCAAGCAGTGGGTAGCTATACATAGAAAACATCACAGATTCAGCGATGCGGAAGGAGACCCGCATTCTCCCCACGTATACGGTATTTGGCGTGTGTTCTTCAAGGGTGCTGGCCTATATCATTCAGCAAGTAAAGATAAAGAAATGATCCAACAATATGGTGTGGGAACGCCTGATGATTGGATTGAACGCAATTTGTATACTCCACACAGTCGCTTCGGTATTCTTCTAATGCTGGTCATAGACCTATTGTTCTTTGGACCGTGGGGCTTAATCGTGTGGGGTGTACAAATGCTTTGGATACCGTTCTGGGCAGCCGGAGTAATCAACGGTGTTGCTCACTGGATAGGATATCGTAATGGCGAAACGAAAGATCAAAGTCGCAACATTATGCCCTGGGGTATTATTATTGGCGGTGAATGTTTACATAACAATCATCATCTCGAACCTGCAAATCCCAAACTGAGTAGACGCTGGTTTGAATTTGATATTGGTTGGATGTGGCTAAGTTTATTTAGGCTAGTGGGTTTGGCACGTTTGAGGTAAATTACTTTACTTGCCACTCTAGCCACATCAAGAACATGATAGCTAACAAAGTTACTGCTAGAACAATTTGCGGTAATCTCATAATTTATATAATTTAAAAAAGTAAGTTATTAGTGCGCCAGCAGTAAAACACCAGCAAAGCAAATCAACTTGCTTTTGTCTATCGTGATCCATAGCTGACATTTCAGCTTGGCGTTCTTTTTCCATAAGAGCTTTTTCTGCTTCCACTTTGATCCAAGCATCCTTGCCGTGCTTGCGAATAGTTTCAGCTTTTAGTCTGGCCACATCTTGCTCGTACTTTAGCTTAGACTCAAACTTTTCAAGAGCTCTATATTCAAGGGTTGATTTTCGTTGTTCTTCTGCCAGTTTGGCTGTTATCCTGGCCTTATGATCGCGCTGAACAATAGCTTCCATATCGGCTTGCTGACTGGTCACAACTGCGCCCAGCTCTTTACCAGCTGTCTGGGCGCCTTTTAAAGTCGTGGCGGCACTTTTAACACCATCAATCATTTTAATGGTCTTTTAATGAACCAATTTTATTTTTTACTTGTGCTCTATCTTCGAGGATCGCAATGTGTTGACGATTCTCCATGATAGCATCACGGTTCTTTTGAATTTCTTTTTCAAGATCTTGACGCAGTTTCTCACGAGCCAATTCAGCACCACTGTTGCTGGCCTGTTTGTTGTCCGTGGTCACTACTAGACTTACTTTCTGATTTAGAATAGTTACATCGTGTTGAATAGAACCCAATGCTTGAATTAAATATCCTGTGCTGCCTATTAGTAGTGGTAATAGAGCAAACAGCAATTTCTCTATAAATGCACCTTTTTGATCTTGTTTGTTTTCTTCTGACATGGTTGTCGCTCCTGACGTAATATACTTCAATGTTATTTATTCGCTAATGGATTATCCAAGGCCTGCTTGATTTTATTATCAACTTCTGCCCTTAATGCCCTGATTTCAGCTTGTTGCTCTTTTTGGTTCTTCACTAACTCGCGATTAATGTCTTTTAGTGTAGAGTCAACATCTCGTTTGATTTCTTTCACAGTTCCGTCAACGTCACGTTTGATTTCCTTCATGCCTGAATCTGTCAAACGTTGATCAGTCTTACTGCTACGTTCTACATTTTCAACCACTCCTTCTAATCTGCGAACATCGCCTTTTAAATCTATCTTGATAGTGTCAGTATATTCAACCATCTTGCTGGTGTTGGCATCTAACACTTCCATCTTCTTGTAGATTTCAGTTAAATCAGGTGTTACATATTTGGCAATTTTATCTTTCATGCCCATGTAGTCTTTGTACACTTCAAATACTCCGTATAACCCGCCAAGTAATGAGCTTACTAGTGTAAATGCTACCATTAATTTAGCTGGTGTGAATTCATACCCACCAATGCTGATAACTGTGTCTTTACTGGCATACTTCTTTGCGGCCGCTTCAAGTTCATCAACTTTTGCGTTTACATCTTTAATTTCTTCTGTCATTTTCCGTAGCTCCTCTATGATTAATTTCCTATTTGATATTGACTATCAATCATTTGTTGGTGTTTGGCATCACTGCCGCCTGCTAACCCTCTAAACACTCTTGCGTTATCAACTGTACGTTGATCCTTGTAGATTGTTTCCGGTTTGTAAAATGGTGCGTCACGTAGTACCGCTAGACTGTATGCTTCATATCCTTTTGGAATCTGTGCCATGGCGGCAACATCAACTCCTCCGGCCAAATCGTTTGGTTGTACATTCTTCTTAACAGAGTCTGCACGTTGTTCTATATTAGTCTGTAATATGTCCATTCGTTGATTCATCAAGTCCGATAATGGATTTCCTGCCTTGCCTGCGCCACCAAATCCGCCAACTTGTATTGTGGATTCTTCTACTTCATACGCCTTTGATTCACTACGGAATTGCATTAATGATGATGTTTGACCAGATACCTGTCCTGTACTAGAATTGTTCAAACTGTCTATATTGAATACGCTTGTATTGGCTTTGGCAACAGTAAGTCCAGTACCGCTATACGTTTGCCCTGCGTTGTTTATTTGTTGTGTCTGACTAGATATCTGCTGACTTGACTGTGTTGTTTGGCTGGCAAATTGTGCCGCGGCAGTTGCACTATTGGCACTCATATCTTGATTCATTGCGATTGCAGTGTTACTGGCAGTTTGCGAATTTTGCATAGCATTTTCAAATGCTCGGGTTGCAGTTTGTACAGCCGTTGCTTGCACTGCTTTGTCTTTTTCCTGTGCAGTTCTTGCCACACTCAATGCGGCACCAGGAGTCATCTTAGGGCCATCATTTGATCTTGCTGGGCCGGCTTGGCTTGGGCCTGAACTTGGTGGCGGTGCAGACTGTGCTTGTTGTGGCGGGCCACCTGCAGGTTGCGGGCCAGCAGCCGGCCCTTGTTGCGGACCTTGTGGACCTGGTTGCGATGGACTGTCCATTGGGCCGACAGAATTTTGATTTGGGCCTTGTCCCTGCGGCCCTGCTGCCGGACCTTGTTGACCCATTGGTCCTTGTGGGCCAGCAGCCGGACCTTGTTGTTGAGGAACTGGATTAGCGAGGTCAATACCCGTTACTGCTGGGCCTGCCGCTGGACCTTGAGAAACTAATGCATAGTTAGGCGCAGGCACAAACGAAGTTACTGATGCATTTGATACTGTGGATCCTAGTATTGAATTTTTAACAGTGGCCAGTGCGTATCCTGGACAAGTAGGACTTGATAACGGGTCAGCGATACAGGGATCAGGCCTAACTGAATATTTCAAACTGAAGTTTACGTTGTATATTTCTGGGCCATATGTACCTGCCCAAAAGTTATTATCGCGACCTACAAACCCTACTTGTGCATTACTAAAGTTTGTAGCAGGTACCGGCGAAGAGAATGTTTCACTAAAGTTAAACAGTGTCCAATTGTATCGTCTATTAGTCTGATCTGTATAATCGTAGTTTGCCGCTAATCCACCAGCGGCATTGTAAAACTTAACATACGCACTCAAATAATCTTGCCTGCCATCGTCCCAGCCGTTACCATTCTTTGCCATAAAACCAAAATTGAATCCACTAAGTTGTACACCACTTCCACCTATAGATAAGGCCTTGTTTATATTAACAATTTGATTTAAGTTTACAGTACCGTAAGAGAAGTTGATATTGTTGCCTTCACTGATGCTGGGGTTTGGGCCGCAATTGCCCGGTTGTCCTGCTCCAAAGCACAGTTGATTAACATACACCCCATTATTCCACGTACTTGTTGTTTCCGTGGGACTAGTACCGTAATTGATTAAATTACCGGTAACAGGGTCAATTGATTGACTGTTAGAATAACTTGAACACAAGAGCGCCAAGAATAGCGCCAATGCCAACTTTCTTATATGTGTCATCTGTTTTTGCCTCATCATATTTTGGTATTTTATCTGCGTTGGCTTCCCACTGTGTTTTGGCCTGAGCACCAATTTGGCCTTCGTATGGGCAAGGTGTTCCAGCAGCCATCATGGCATCAAATACTCGGCGATCCTGGCACATGGTTGCAACTGCGGCCACTTTCATTCCCATGTCGTACAGTGTCTTGCTTAGTTTTAATCTTTCGCAATTCATATCACGCACAGTTCCGCCACTGCTCACACCAAAGATTTGTGTTTGTACACTTCCGCTTGTTCCTGTGCTACACAAGTCGGCATTACCGCCACTCATCATGGTAGGTGCAACTGCTGTTGGAGGCGGTTGAATAATACGTTGTGTAATGTCTGAAGTATTGATATTGCGATTGGTCATGTCACCGCTATTAACGTTATTGTTTTGATTAACGTTTTGATTAGCACTGGTGCTGGTATTGTTGTTATTATTGGTCATTGTACCAGTATTAACATTATTGTTATTATTGGTCATTGTTCCGCTATTGATGTTAGTATTGGTATTGTTTGAAGTGGACGTACTAGTATTAATATTACGGTTAGTCATATCACCAGTATTGACATTATTATTAGTATTTGTACTGGTGCTGGTGTTAATATTGCGGTTAGTCATATCACCAGTATTAACGTTGTTATTGTTAAATGTTTGAGTACCACTATTAACGTTGTTATTGTTATTAGTATAGGTTACACTTCCACTCATAACATTGTTGTTGTTATTGTTGTTGGTCATTGTACCACTATTAACATTATTGTTGTTGTTAGTGTTAGTAGTGCCGCCGCTTAATGCAGTATTATTATTAGTAGTAACAGTACCACTATTAACATTATTGGTATTGATAGTACTAGTGCTGGTAGTAGTACTATTGGTGTCCACTAGACTTTTTGAGTCATAAGTGCCTTGATTGATCAATGTTTGTGCCATACTTGTGGTAGACACAAAGGCAGTGATTAGTAATGTGGTGAGTAATTTTCTCGACAACCCACCGGCGCCTGTCGTGCTTTGCATATTGTCGCTCCTAATTTGACTATACCTCTTTTAGTCAAAAGTATTTACATTGGTTACAAATTTAATAAAACTACGCTGTTATTATTACAACATGTTAATTTTCCAACAGTGTTATTTTTCCAACACTTAGTCGTGAAAATAGGACCTAAGTCCTATTTTGTATACTTTATAGTTAATTTATTAAAACTTTAGATGTACTATTTTTTGTTCCATCATAGCAGGTTCTTCTTTTTCTGGCATACCTGCTTGTTGGGATGCTGATGATGTAAATTCGTTGCCTTGTAAAGTAGTAGTTATGGGTTTATCACTATTTGTAGGTTCTACTGGTGCGACATCTACTGGTGTAATAACCTGTTTTTTAAATGCAACTGGTTTCTTAACAGTCGGTTTGATTTGTGTACTTGCTACTTGAGCAGGTTTTTCAATGGTAGATAAATCTGGCAAATCTTCTATTTTTTGTACTTCAGTAAGACTCTTTAATAAAGGCCCCATTTCAACAGGGTTTCGCATATTACCGCTTTCTTGTTGATATGATCGCAGTTGTAATAACATTTCATTACCAGAATGCAATGGTACTTTGCCGCCATCTATTTTTTTCTTAGCTGCCTTGGCATCTTCTTCGCTATCAATTTTAATTTGAGAGGCAACAACTGCTTCTGGTGTTATAGCTTTGCCGTATATACGTAATTTGTGGTTACTTGCTCCGCGAGAACCAATTTCTACAGTAACTTCTATTTTATAGTTGCCTAATGCTTGCTCTAAGCTAGCCCCAAACTCTAACTCTTTCCAGGCAGTTTTACTATCTGGATTTAAAATTACTAGTGTTTGAAACTGAGCATTGCCTTGTGCATGATGTAAAATACCTTTGTAGAAATTTGTAACTACTTCTGCAGAACCCTCTGGTGTTGTTAATTTATCTTGTAAATGAGCTGCCGCCTTTTGGTAAGCCATGCCAGTCAATCTATAAACTTGATCTAATGCGGCATCCCATAAGCCATCTGCCTTAAGTTGTTTAACAGCCTTTTTGTTGTCCATGTCAGGCCATCCTTCTCCTGTCTCTGGTGTCCAGGGAATAGGCTCGCCTTCCCGCATATACAAGTCTGACAAATCTAAATCAGGTATAAAACGCTGGAAGAAAATTGTAATGATAGCGCCGCTTGATCCGCTATCTTGTCCAAATTGTTTAATATCGTTGACTTTAAGGCTTAGTAATTGTTGCCAATTTCCAATATCAATTTGTAAGTCGGCTTTGGTTCCTTTTTGATCACCAACACCATCTGTTTTAATGTTAATTGGCGCACCTGGATTAGCATCTGCTTCTTCCAATGCTTGTAGTACTTTGCTTGATTCATTTACATATGCGGCACAGGCAACTACTTTTTGTTCTAATGCTTCAACGCCTTCGGGATATTGTTTCTTTAATTCTGCTCGGTTATGTATAAGGTTATCAATAACTAAGTTATTTAAAGGTTTGTTAATAGCCCTCATAGCAATAGGGCTTTTCTTATTTCTTTTTGTTCCAACAATTTCAAATCCGCCTGGAACTACGTTTTTTGTAAACATTTTCAGAGCAGACCATACATCCTCTGGCCCAACTTTTTTCTTGCTAAAAAATCTAGCATAAAGTGCGGCACCTAAGATAGTTTCGGCAACTTCGCCTTCGTTCCATGGTTTTTTTTCTTTGCCCGATTCAGCCGCGCTTCCTTTAATTTCAGTACTCTTGTGCAGATACTTAAGAGGTATTGATTGTTTGCTTGGTAATAGCGTTACAACGGTATCTTCGATCTGTTGAGAAAATTGTATTTTATTGTCAGCCGATGCAAACTGTGCGATTAGAGATTTAATTAGTTCTTTTGAATTAGAATTTAAGTGTTGCCCGGCAAGTTTTTCGCCTTGCGGTCCCACTCCAATATTGTTAGCCGTAAGTAGATTTTTAAGATAGTCAGGCCAGCTGGTACTAGATGACCGTTGAAGTGTTGCTTCTGATATAATGTCAATTACACGCATAGTGTAAATATTTATCGGATTTCAGGGAACAAACAATCCTGAATAAACACCTGTACATCCTCTTCGCTGAGCCCTAAACTAACCATAACTTTGGGCGTATGCGGGTTTTGTTTTTGATTATCGCAATAATAATTTTGATAACTGCTGGTATCTATCACTGTATTGTTACTTTCACTCACTGTTTCCAAATAATGATTTACCAAAACATGTGCTAAATTTGCAATTTGTTTTAGTTCAGTTTCGTCGCTTACATTACCCGCGGCCACCATGTGCTCGCTGAAAATACGCTCTGCCCACTCTGGCAACTTGCGTTTTTTGTTCCATTCATAACGACCAACTTCTTCTCCAAAATGATCAATCATGGGATGAAATTTGTCATAGGTTGGGCTGTAATCAATAAAGCAACCTGTGATTTTGTTTTTGCCTGCCACAACATCAAATCCAAAAATTGGAGCTGGATTGTGAGTATGCGGGAAAATACAGCAGTGCATCATCCACAGGCCTTTTGTTTCGCGAGCATCCACTACATCGATATGAGCACGGCGGTATCTACTGCTGGCCCATACTTTGTTGACCCAGCCTGGTTGATTGAACCGATCCATGCCTGGCTCGTGAATTATACTGCCAGTTGCATAGAATTGAGATTCAAGATACTCTTCAATCTTGATCAAAGTGTCCCAGACATTACTCTCCATGATAAAGATCCTTCATCATTTTGATAGCATACTCAAATGCCACACGAGCTTCGTCTCCAAGATCATCTGTGAGTTCTAAACGAATAGCGGCTTTGAGCGCATTGGCATCCTCAAACTGATAAAATTTACCGCTGGTATAAGGCACTTGTTTAGCAATGATTTGTCCGCCAAATAAATCTCCCATGTGTCTGCAATACAAATGAGCCTTGATCAAATGTTTACGTGCCGGGTCGTTGCACAATGCATGTAGGTATGTTTGATATTCAAGTGTGGCTGGGGTCAAATAATGATAGCTGCCATCATCCAATTCATTAAAATCTTGAACAATAGCCCGTAGTCTTGGTAAGCTGGGCATGTTGTCAAAAAATCCTTGACGTTTGCCATACCATTCAATTGGGTCGTAGATTGCTAACAAATTGTACAGGTAGTTTCTGTAGTCTGCCTTTTCAATTTTGCCACTTAACAGCAATTGAGCAAATTTGGTAGTTTCTGCCTCATGATGGAGGTCTTTGGTAATTTCTCGTAGGCTCATTCTTCTTCCAATTTAATTTGGAGGGGATGATTATTGGTTCGTGCTTGATTAGTTGCTTCAACAGCTTTGGCTTCAGCAATTTCAAAACTATAAACACCAGCAATTCCGCTACCAGTTTCATGCACTTCTGACATAACACGCTGGGCAGTATCAGGATTGTGTTTGAAAATTTCAATCAATACTGAAACAACAAAATCCATTGGAGTTGAATCATCATTAAGCAGGATAACCTTCCATCTTTTGGGTTCGCTAACTACTACTTTAATTTTCTCATCTAGTTGAATATCCGTGCCTGCCATTTATTTCTCCAAAGTTGGGGGAGTTGCCTCCCCCATTGTTATTTACAATTATTTAATTTCAATAGTGCGTGGTTTGAGCGCATCTGGAACTACTCTCTTTATATCAATTTGTAGCATACCATTATCAACCTTTGCACCCACTACTTCCATGTACTCAGCTAGAGTAAATGTTTGTTCAAAGTCACGAGCTGCCAATCCACGATGCAAATATTCAACACCTGCATCTTTGTTTGGACGATTCATAACTCCTCTAATAGTCAGTTGATCTTGATCAACTTCAACTGCAATTTCTTCTTTGGTAAATCCTGCAACCGCAACTTCAATTGCATAGCTGGTATCGCTATACTTAACAATGTTGTGGGGAGGGTAGTTACCATTTTGGTGACTTGGTACGTTAAAGTAACGATCAAATCCTACCAGTGCTTTGCTCAGTTGTGCCAAAGCGGCTGTGTCTATAGTTCTAAGTTGGTTCATAATTTTCTCCTTTAAATAAGCAAGAACCTTGCAGGACCCCGAAGGCGTCCTGCATGTTTATATTATATTACTTCTTGTCTGCGGGGTCAACCTCTGTGAAGGCTGCATCCACAGTTTGTTCACCACCTTCAGTTTGTGGTGCATTTTTGGCCTGCTCAGCGGCTTGTTTTTTAGACGTAACCGGATTGGCCGCTTCAAAAAATGCAGTTAACGAAGTAGTGATAGCTTCTACATCTTCACCAGCAATTGCTGTTTGCACAGATGCCAATGCTGTTTCGTATGCAGTCTTTTCTTCTTCAGTCAACTGATCTTTGAATTCTTCAAAGTCTTTCTTAACACCGTGTGTGGTAGATTCTGCATTGTTACGTGCATCAATCAACTCACGTGTTTTCTTGTCAGACTCTGCATTTTCTTCAGCTTCCTGTACCATGCGTTGGATCTCAGCTTCAGTTAATCCCGAATCTGACTTAATAGTGATATTGTTTTCTTTACCAGTATTTTTATCTTTAGCACTGATTTTCATAATGCCGTTGGCATCGATATCAAATGTAACTTCAATTTGTGGCATACCGCGTGGTGCAGGAGCAATGCCATCCAACTTGAACTCACCCAATGCTTTGTTGTATTTGAACAGTTCACGTTCACCCTGTGCTACCTTGATGTCAACAGCTGGTTGATTGTCGTCCGCAGTACTAAATGTTTGACTAGCTTTGGTTGGGATAGTTGTGTTCTTTTGAATCAATTTGGTAAACACACCACCCATTGTTTCAATACCTAGAGATAATGGAGTAACGTCCAACAATAGAACGTCTGTCTTATCGCCTGCCAACACAGCACCTTGTACTGCGGCGCCGGCGGCTACAGCTTCGTCTGGGTTAACATCTTTGCGTGGCGCCTTGCCAAACAGTTTCTCAACTGCTTCTTGTACTTTAGGCATACGTGTTTGTCCGCCAACTAGGATAACTTCATCAATGTCAGCGGAAGTCACTTTAGCGTCCTTCATAGCAATCTTACATGGCTCAATTGAGCGCTCGATAAGTTGCTCAACCATTGATTCAAACTTAGCACGACTAATAGTTACATTCATGTGCTTAGGACCGCTTGCATCTGCGGTAATGTACGGCAAGTTAACACTGGTACTTGCTGTGCTAGACAACTCAATCTTGGCTTTCTCAGCTGATTCTTTCAAGCGTTGCAGAGCCAACATGTCTTTCTTCAAATCGATGCCAGAATCTTTCTTAAACTCGTCAACTAAGTGATCCATGATAACTTGGTCAAAGTCTTCACCACCCAGGAATGTGTCGCCGTTTGTGCTTAGTACTTCGATTTGTTTATCGCCGTCGATATTCGCGATTTCAATGATCGAGATGTCGAAAGTACCACCACCAAGGTCGTAAACAGCAATTTTCCTATCTCTTTTATCAGCTTTATCAACGCCATAAGCAAGAGCTGCCGCAGTAGGCTCATTAATAATACGGAGTACTTCCAAGCCGGCAATGCGGCCAGCATCTTTAGTTGCTTGTCTTTGGCTGTCGTTAAAGTACGCAGGAACTGTGATAACTGCTTGGGTAACTTCATGACCTAAATAGTCCTCCGCGGTCTTTTTCATTTTACGCAACACTTCAGCTGACACTTGCTGTGGTGCAAGTTTCTCGCCGTTAGCTTCGATCCACGCATCACCGTTGTCAGCTTTGATGATTGAATAAGGCATTAGATCAATATCTTTTTGCACAGCTGATTCGTCAAACTTGCGGCCAATGAGACGCTTGCTTGCGTAGATTGTGTTTTTGGGGTTTGTGACTGATTGTCGTTTTGCAGTTGCGCCTACTAGAATTTCTTTTTCTGTATATGCAACGATTGATGGTGTTGTTCTAGCACCTTCGCTGTTTGGGATTACTTTAGCAACTCCGCCTTCTAGGATTGCTACACAGCTATTTGTTGTACCTAAATCGATACCGATGATTTTGCTCATAATTTTCTCCTTTAAATTAAGCAAGAATATGTAAAACCCTTACGGCGTTTTACAAATTTATTTATCTCAGATATTCTCTAAATTCTGAATATTTGACCATTTTTTTAGTTTTTCAATCTTAGCTTCTTGGGCACGTTCAATGTTAGTATAGCTAACAATATCCATGCTTTGTAAGATATCAATCATAGCCAGCATATCGCCCAATTCTTCTTCAAGATGTTCTCTGTTGGTTTTGGGTTTTCCTGGTTTGAAATTATCTAGCCCAAAGCGGCTGATTTTACTTACCGCTTGTATAACTTCAGCACATTCTTCTTGGAGAATATCCATTACTTCTTTAGTTTGACTGTCCATATATTACCTTTGATTTGCAAATGGTGCGATATAATCGCCTGCACTGGTTGTGCTAGTGCGTAGTGTGTTGTAGACATTTTGAATACCAACTGCTTGATTCCAAGCATCTTCCAATGCATGGTGGGCAGTAACTGGCGGGCGTTGTGGGTTGATACCTAAATCAAATGCTGTACGCACATCACGCACTTCCCAAAATTTCCAAGGAATAGCACGATTAATTTTGCGGTAAACATGCTCGCAAATGATGATATCAAAGCAACTGCCATTTGCCCAAACACGTTTAGCACCCCAACAGAATTTATACAAGCGAGCAAATGCTTCTTCTATATCAAGTCTGTCAGTGGGATCAAAAGCCGCATCTTGGGCTTCTTTGCTTTGGCTAGCCCACCAAGCAATAGTATCATCGTTAGTGGTTAGTCCAATTCGGTCACAGCTATCTGTGTCTACCTTACAATAAAAACTATCCATTTTTGGCTCTTGTAATTCTCTGCCAAACGGATCAAATTTTACTGCGCCGATTGTAAGTATGGTTGCATCTGGAGTAGTGTTAAGCGTCTCCAAATCAATCATAACGTCTGTATTTGCCATTTAAGTTCTTTCTTTATTAGGAACTTAAATTATAGCATAACACAGGCGTTATGTCAATACATTTTTTTAGGTAATTGTTGACTTTCGAGTTTCTTGCGCCAACGAGCTTTGGCCGCACCTTTTTTACGTTTGCGTTCTGTCGTTGGTTTTTCATAAAACTCATGCTTTCTAAGGTCGTCTAGAATACCTGCTTCCTCAATCTTTTTCTTAAATCTTCTCAAAGATTGATTAATATTTTCGTTATCTCTAACAGTAATCCCTGTGCCTTTACTCTTCTTCAACATCTGTGTCGTCCTCGTCTTGTTTGATTTTTTCAATAATCCAGTCTAAATTATAAATTCTATTTTTACTAATCAACTTATAAGGAATGGTATCATCGTTAGTTATATAGTAAGAATTAGGATGAGCCAATAAAAATGTAATAAAGTGACTTGTGATTAAATCACAATTATCAACATCAATAATTATAACTTCAACTTGTTGTGCAATACTCAGTAACCAGCCAATATCGTGATCGTCTTCGTCGTACACAAATACATTTACATCATCTAAAATCTGGCTTAAAATAATTTGAAACTGCTCTTTAACTTGAGTAGATGGTTTGATTAACAGATAGCTAAGGTTCATATTGAACAACTTATCCGGCGGTGTTATCAGGGTAATTTTTCCTAAGTTCATATATCCTTCTTGCGAAATATTCCAGTTTATCTTTTGGATAACTATTAAACCTTGGACCGTCTGTGTTAGTTTTCTCTAAGAAATCTGCCAATTCAGGTTCCGCGATATTATCTACTGCAACTTGTTCAAATGCACCTTGTGAATGATAAGTGTACAATTCGTCGATGGGTTTCATCTCTGGTCTTGCTACTATTCTATTCCAAATTGAGTTTGATTCTTGTTGTTCTTCGTTTTGTATGTAGCCTATTCTCGAGCCTTGATCTGTATCGTCCCTGTTTCGTCCTTGATCATGTAAGTCTTTTTTTTTGACTCTTCTGATGCAGGCTCAATAACTTCTGTCAAATCAGGTTTGATTCTGTCACCTGTTACTTCTATGAAAGTATTGTCAGCAGTTATTGTTTCAGGATGATAGCGTTTTGCCTCTTCTTGTTTTATAGCTTCATGTTCCAACTCGCGTTCAGCTTGTTCGATCATCTTGTTCCATTTTTCTAGCTCTGACTCTTCAGTAAATGGTACTGAAGGTTCCTCCGGTGCTGTTATATCACCTCCTAGTGCAGTCAACGGTGTTTCGCTTGGAACTTCTGTGTGTGTGGGTTCTATGACAGTAGGTTCGATAACTATGCTATCTCTGCTCTCCGTAGTCAGGCTGTCATCCTCTGCTGATTCTTCTTTGGGAATATATTCTTGTGGTTGAGGTACAATGTCGTTAATACTTACAGGTACTGGTTCAACTTCTTCTTTCTTCCAACCAAAAGTCATCTGTGCGGCCAGCAACATGATAACTGCAAGTGGATCAAATACAACAACAATTAGAACAATGATCCATGTTACTGCTTTTTCCAACATGTTTTCATCTGCGCCATGATCACCGTAGATGAATTTGGCTATGTATTTGATAGGTCCTACTTCAGCTTCTACTTTGCGTACTTCTGCACGAATTGGTGAGGCTTCGTCATTAAGAGATGCAATGAGCTTCTGGTTGGCTTCAATGTCCTTGGCCAGCGCAACTCGATCACGTTGCTGACTTCGACGCACAGCATTGGCTTTGTCGGCACCTTTTTCATCACTGCTTCGACCCATGATTTGATCAACAGCTTCATCCATCTGTTTGAGTTGCTTACGGTTGGCTTCAATATTTTCTTTTGCGGTTTTAATCTTTTCATCATAGATAGCAATCTTACTTTGAACATCGCCTGACACTAAGTTCTGATCATTGTGTGCTTTGGAAAGAAATCCAAAAATACCCATCGATGTTATAATCATTAACACAATCACCGCAGTGATCATATAATATTTTATAAAACGTGGAGCACGTTCCCAATTGGCTTTTAGCCATGAGGCACAAACAAGTTTACCAACTTCCAAAGCTGAACCCATAATGATAATTGGAATTACGGCCGCTGAAAATATTGCGGTAAGACCTACTACTGAGTAATAGATCGCTACCGCAGATATTGTTAAGCCAGTTAGTAGTAGTAGCCAGGCTAAAATCATTCGATAATCTTAATCAAAAAGTGTTGATTCGTCAATAATTGAAACTGCAACAGTTCCAAACTGCTGTGTGGCTGTTGCGCCTGTTGTTGTTACTGTAAGAGACATTTGAGTGTCTTCTGCTGTGGCACCATTGTATACACGAACGTTGGCAACAGTTACATCTCTAATACCACGTGTAATTGCATCTCTGATGGCCAATGCAGTTGTAGTAATTGCAGTAGATCCATCAACTGCTGTTCCGCTAACAGTAATTAAAGCAGGTCTATCATACGCAACTGTAAATGCCAAACTGGTTGCTTGAGCATCGCCGTTGGTTTCGGTAATAGTGATATCGCGAATTTGACAATCACCCAATCCTGTCAAGCGATTTACAACATTGCGGAAACGCATGTTGCCTCTAGCACGGGCTTTGCCTTTGGCCAGTGTGGTTGGCAATGTGGCAAAACTGTCCGATGCGCTGGGCGTAACTGCACCATTATCGTCCGTGTCTGCGGTTGGATAATATGTGGTATTACTCATTGTGATTGTTGCTCTGTACATTTCAGCTTGTAGCTGATTTGCGTCGTTTTGAAATCCTGATGGCATTTTATGTGCTCCTTAATATCTAATATTTATCGTTACTTGAACACTATCAAGGCTAAAAGAGCGGCTTGAACAAAGAATCCAAACCCAATTGTAACAATGTTTAATACATCTTTTTGGATAGTGGCCTTGACAAAAAAACAAAATAATCCGCTCCATGCAAACAATACCAAATCCACTGGTGGCATTTTCTCAGTTAGTCCCGTTAACACTGCCAACAATGTTGGAATTGTGGCAAGATGCATCAGCACTACTGCAATCCAGCCCATGGTTTCTGCTGAAATGTTGGGTGCATGTTCTTTGATATTCTTAACCAATAGATTAAGGTCAAAAAAGTTATGTAGTTCTGCTTTGAATTTTTCAATGTTCATGTTCATACTAGTCCTCAATTATAAAAAATGTGCCGGCCAATCTTGGCCACAGGTTGTTTACCCCATTTAGGGTTGATGTAATCGCCATGGAAGTAAAGTGCATGTTTAATTGAAGGCAGTCTAAATCCTTCCAACAATACTTTTTTGGCTACTTCCATACTTTCTGTGTATACTGGACCATTCATAGGCTTTTTAGCACTAGGGCCATCGCAGTACCAGCTGAACTGGCAAAGGACTCGTTCGTATACTACATTCTTTTGATATACAACTTGGCAGATGTCCGACGGAAATTGTCCACTTTCTGCACGATTGATTGTGACTTGTGCAACTGCTACTTTGCCTTCGAAAGACTCGTAACCTGCTTCATGGTATATGTTACGAGCAAGACAGTCTAGTTGTTTTTGTCTTAATTGTGCTGTAACTGGGCTCGCTTGTTCACGGGCTGACTTCAAGGTATCAAATTTATAATTAACTGCTCTATACCCTGCAAATATCACTAGCGTTATTGCTAGTAAAAATACTACTGCTTTTATGATGCGTATCATTTTCTTTCTCCTTTACGCTGGATCGCGGAATTGCTGGTCCCGTCATTTAACAAATGGCTTCGATACATCTCCTTGTGCGTTAAAAGCCTACTGCTGTATTGCCCCAAAACCTATCAGGGCAACATGTAATTATCATCTGTATACCTTATACAAAATACTAAGTTTATAGTTTAACGTCTCATACGACTAATGTCAACAGCTTGTTCATCACTGAACACCGGCACTGCATTACTTTTATGCATGGTGGCAATGCCTTTTACCATGGTTCCTGTATAAACTTTGGCTGGTGCTAGGGTAGCATTGCCGCCGCCAGAGTCTTTGCTGGGAATACGGGGAGCATCGGCGCCTCGATATGTGGGGGTAGGTGATTTGTAAATCTCGCTTGAAAGTGCTCGTTTACGTTTTTTATCTTCAGCTTCTACGGCCCAACGTTTTTGGAGTTCTTTCCACGAGTCATCCAATTCTCTAGCTTTCCTTGCGTGTTCTGCCGAAGCAAATTTCTTTTTGCCTTTCTTTTTGCCGGTGGTGCTGAGCCACGGGCCTTCTAAATGCATACTCAAATTATTCTCCAAAAGTAATAACAGTACTAGTATTATACTAATAAAATGTGACTAAGTCAAGGATTGTTATACTCGAAACGATTCACCACATCCGCAACGATCTCGTTCGTTGGGATTGATGAAATCAAAACCTTCATTGAGTCCATTGCGAACCCAATCCATTGTCAAACCATTTAGATAGGCTAGACTTTTGGCATCCACTAATAATACAAAGTCTTTTTGAGCAAAATTAGTTACGCCCACTTCGGCTGTATATTCGTCCACATATTCCATAGTGTATGCTAGCCCACTACAGCCTGTGGTTCTTACACCTATGCGAATGCCTGCACCTTTGCCTCTTTTTTCAAGCAGTTGTTTTATTTTTTTAGCTGCCGTGTCGGTTACGGTAATCATTTACAGCCGCCTTGATAGCATCTTCTGCTAGAATTGAACAATGTATCTTTACAGGTGGAAGTGCAAGTTCTTCTGCAATTTGACTGTTCTTAAGATTGCTAGCATCATCAATATGCATACCCTTAACCCACTCTGTAACCAAACTCGAACTGGCAATTGCTGAACCACATCCATAAGTTTTGAATCGGGCATCAGTGATAATGCCATCTTCATCCACTTTTATTTGCAGTTTCATTACATCACCACAGGCAGGTGCACCAACCATACCAGTACCCACTGTGGGGTCATCTTTTTCAAACGACCCCACATTGCGTGGATTTTCGTAGTGATCAATTACTTTGTCTGAATATGCCATATTATTGTGTACAGGTCCTAGTTCTAGTTATTGTGCCATCTGAGTGCTGGGTTTCCGTCCATACTGTACAGCTTGGTTGCGGAGTTACTGAATACACGGGTTGCGACTGTATGATAACTGGTTGTTGTACAACCACAGGAGGTTCATAGTAACGTGGACGATTTAACTCGTATCCAATTACTCCTCCAATAATCACAGGTGCAATCCAATTGTTATTATAGCCGCCGCGATAGTGTCCACCATGATGATGCCATTGTGCATTGGCCGTGCCTACCATTGCCAACATTGAGATTGCTAGTAATATCTGTTTCATAATAGTCTCCAGGCTATACTAATATAACGCCTTAGGCGTTAGTTTCGTTTACTCTGCCTTCTTAAACATACCCATTACTTTTGCTTGAATATTTTTGGCAAAATTTGGCTGAGGAAAATTCCAACCGATGAAAGCACCCAGTGCTAACCAAAATAAAGTTTCTAACATAATACACCTCCTAAAAAGAGCGTATTATATTTATCAAATTATTTTGCAACTTTTGCTTCAGATCTTGCGTTCTTAACTGCGGTAACATCGTTACGGGTTTCTTTGCACAACTTGGCCAAATCTTGACAATGCTTACGAACACGGGTGCCGGCCGCGCCAACTTCCTTGTCATAAAACTTTTCAAAGTCTGCTTCCATTGCTTCTACGATCTTTGTGAATTCTGCGTGTTTGTTTGTAGCCATTTTTAATAATCCTTTATATGAAGTACAGAGTACTTATACCTAGTGTACAAGGGTAGAAAATAAATGTCTAGTTAATTGATTAGCCAGCAAACACATTCGAGCTTCCAGCCGCAACACTGGTACAACCGGTGATTGCATCTCCTATTCTACCGCAACCTACATTGTTTATAAAAACAGTAGAGGATCCAGTGGCAATTGGAGCGGCATGTGAAGGGCAAGATCTACCACCTGGTAGTAAATGCCCAGTATTCACATCACCCTGTCGACTCACAGCAATACCGTTAACGAATACGTTGCCTGAGCCAACTGCTCGAGTCATTCCGCTACAATGTGCTACGTCTGCGTCACCTACTCGTGTTACTGCGGGCATGTTCTTTCCTCATTAATTCTTGCAATCGATCATTCCATTTTGCCAATTCATCATGTTCTTCATCTGAGTGTGGACCATCCGGAACATCCGGAAGGAATTCAATCACATGGTCAAAATCATCTGGAATATCTTCGTAATTGGTATAAGTTTCCAAAATATTATTACGTTTTATCACAAACTTGTGCATGATATTATTTATTTCAAAGCAATGCCGGTGGTATTTTGAATATATTGATCCGAAGCATCTTTAGCAGTTGGTGCTAAAACCATAATAGTCGAACGTGAAATACTAACATTTGTGTCCATTTCAACTGTAAACAAAAATGGCACAAGTGCTATACCTTTTTGACCTGCTGTCAATACCAACGGCTTGTTGACTGTGACTGACATTGGATTTTCGTCTACTAGTTTGGCAACTATTTCCTCGCCTGCTGTTGTCTTGATTGTTACCACTTCGCCTACTGCGATACCTTTATTGATTAGCATGTTTACCCTTTGAGTGTGTTAAAAAATTCTTCGTCTTTACCTGCAAGGCCTTGAAAGCCGCCAGGAAGGAGAACGCCATCCTTGAAAATTTGTGGTACTGAACGTAACCCCTGATCCATTAGGAACTCACGTGCAGTTGGCTCGTCTTCCATTTTAATTACTGTGAATGGAATATCTTTACTTTCTAATAATGCTTTTGCTCTGTCACAAAACGGACAGTTATTTTTTGAATATACTGTAATCATCTTCTTCTCTTATAATGCTGGCAAGTCGTCGTAGTCTAATGATTCGCTCATCACTCCGATAACATAATTGGTACTTTCGTTTTCTTGTAGAGCTGTTTGTTTTTTACTTGTATCTGTATGTTTGTTAAACCACGGTATTGGTGTTGACTTAGGAGCAGGGTTATTATACTTAATACCAATTTCCTTCAGTGCGCCAACTGCTGTATAATCCACAAAATCACGCAAGATGTTAGCGTTAAGACCAATAACTGGACCTTTCTTAAACAAATAATCAGCCCATTCTTTTTCTTCACGAATAACATCCATGTATAGATTATACACTTCTTGTTCACATTCGCCTTTGATTTCGGCAAACCTAGTATCTTCTTTAACAACTTGATTGATCAAATAAGCAGTCCACCCTTTATGTAACAATTCGTCTTGTAGAATCAAACTGATAATGTTACCATTACCGATAAAGATTTTGTTCTCTACCATGGCCAAACTTGTAGCAAACGATACCATAAAGCGGAACGCTTCTAGTGCATAACTGGCATGCAGTGCCATATAGATTGCCCTGACGTGTTCTTTTTCAGTAACTGTTTCACCTAGTTGTTTACGGCAGTTGACCACATGCAGTGCTTCGTAGTAGTCTCCCACACTTGAAGCCATGTCAACTATTTCTTTGGTGTCATGGATGGTGTTGAACACTTCCTTGGGCACATTGTAGATGTTGCGAATGATGTGACTGTAACTCTTCGAATGTATGTTTGTTTCAAAGAACGTCCAGTTGTATACTAGTGCTTCTAGTTCAGGCAAACTGATCACTGGCGTAAAGATTTGACTTGGGCCACGACCTTGTAAGCTGTCCAATGCTGTTTGACGAAGCAGGTTTGATGTAAAGATATGTTTGATAGCTTCACTAGCATCTTTGAAGTCATTTGAATCTTTGGTAAGACTGATCTCTTCCGGTTGCCAAAAGAAACCACGTGCAGTAGCTTCAAAGTCTGCAATCTTCTTATACTTGACTTCTTCAAAGCGTTGAATGGTAACTGGCCCTGCTGGGTCTAGAAACATCTTACGATTAAGATAGTCTGTCTTGGTGTTTAGGTTATATTGCGCCTGACTCATTTTGTTTCCAATGTTAGTTGTCCGTCTATTATTTTTACACCCGTTACCTGTTTTCCATTAACGTACACAGGAACTTTGGAAAAGTTCTTCTTAATAGTGCTGGCATCAGTTTTGTGTGCTAATTGTTGCCAGGCTTTAAATATTTCTTGGTGTATATCGTAAGCATCCATTATAATTTGCAAGCCTCACAGTCGTCCTCTAGTTCGTCATAGTGATAGCCATTCACTTGTACTCCGTTTACTTGTGTTTGTTCAGGTGCTATTTCAGCAATTTGTTTACTGCCTTGTTTGTTAATCAAACTGTAGTAGAATGTTTTCAATCCCCACATGTGTGCCTGCATCAAGTTCTTGGCAATCAATGTGGTTGGCACTTTGCGATCTGCAAAGTGTGCTGGATTATAAAACGTATTGGTGCTGATGCTTTGATCAACGTAGGCCGCTAGTACTGCACTGGTCTTTAAATAACCATCACAGTCTTTTTGATCCCACATGAGTTGGTATTTGTTTTTAAGTTTCGCATACTCAGGAACAACCTGTACAAATGATCCCGCTTTGCTTTCTTTAACACTGATCAAACTCATGGGTAACTCAATTCCATTAGTGCTGTTTATAACAACGCTTGAGCTTTCGACTGGGGCAATGGCCATCAAAGTGGCATTGCGAACACCATACTGTTTCATGTTAGTACGTAGTGTTTCCCAATCAAGTTCTGGAGCAAAGTCTGCTAGTTCATTAACACCCTTTGCTCGTAATTCCCAGGGGAATATGCCTTGACCGTAACGTGTGTGTTGACTTGTAGTGCAGGGGCCGCGTTCTCGAGCAAGTTCAACTGTGGCTTCTGTTAAGTAAAATGCTTGATGTTCCATCCATGCTTTGACATCTTGTAGTGCATCTTTCTCGCCATACTTGTGGCCACGCTTGGCGTGCCAGTAGGCCAAGTTAGTGACACCAATACCTAGCGGTTGGATTTCATCATTGCTTAGTTTGCTTTGTATGCTTAGGAAGTCTTGGTAATCAAGTATGTTGCACAGACTACGTTGCAAAATGCGACAAGCCCGGCGCATGTCTTCTGGGTTACGGAAGGCTCCCCAGTTGATAGAACCAAGAGTGCATAAAGCGATGCGACCATCAGCATCATCGAGACGCTTAAAAGACTTAGTAGGTAATAGTATTTCACAGCATAGGTTACTCTGGTAAATTGTATGATACTCGGGATCAAATGGTCCTTGGTTCTGTACATTGTCAATAAACACTAGATAGATACGACCAGTATCAGTACGCTCTTTCAGTATGCCACTCTTGAATACTTCTTCAGCACTCATGGTCTTCTTACGAAGACCTTTTTGTTTTTCATACTTGACATACAGCTCTTCGAACAACTCAGTGTTTTTATAAAATGCTTCATACAAGTCTGGAACTTCGTTGGGATCAAAGAATGTTATTTGTTCTTTGTTTTTAAATCGTCTCCAGAAGAAAGCACTAAGCACAACCCCATAATCCATATGACGGACTCGGGTTTCTTCTGTTCCTTGGTTGTTCTTAAGCACAATAAGATCATCAAACTGAAGATGCCAAATAGGATAGAATACAGTAGCACTAGCATTGCGGATACCTCCTTGTGAACATGAACGCAAATCTCCGAACCATTTTTTCAGGAACGGTATCATACCTGTGTGCATAATCTCACCACCTCTGATGGGACTGCCTAATGGGCGTAAACGTCCAATCTCTAAACCAATGCCAGCACGTTTGCTGGCATACTTGGCCATCATTTCGCCTGACGCGAAAATACTGTCCAAATCATCATCCGAGCGAATAAGCACACAACTACTAAATTGCTTAGTAGGCGTACCAAGCCCTGCCAACACTGGCGTGGCCAACGTAAATAGTCCGTCACTTGCGGCATTATAATACTCCTTGATATATTTCATACGAGCACTATTTGGCTCTTCTTTATGAAAGATTGTTGCCGCGGCAACCATATATCTAACTTGTGGGGTTTCGTAAGTTTGTTTTGTACTACGATTTTTTACTAGATATTTTTCAATCAACTGTTCAATGGCCGCATATGAATACTGTTCATCTTTTTCGTGATCCAGCATTTCGTCCATTCGATTCCAATCTTCTTCACTGTACCATTCAAGTAATTCACTTGTGTATAATCCAGTTGCCACATTACGTTGCACAATACCAAAAAGTTCTGGAACTGCGTAGCTACCGTAAACATCTTTACGCAACATGCTGAGTCGCTGTTTGCCTGCGACATATTGATAATTAACATGTCCAACGTCTGGATTATTCTCCACGTCGATAAGATCCACTATAGCACGAAGAGTTATACCGTCAATTTCTTCTGTAGTGATTCCATCGTAGAAGTGGGGCTGTGCTTTGATTTCTATCATACTCTGACTGACGTCAGCTATACCTTTACAGACTTTGGCCACCTGCGCTTGCCATTTTTCAATGGTTAACGGTTCTTTCTCACCGTTTCTTTTTATTACTGTAATTTTATTCATTGTTGTCGAAACCTACCATTCATCTTGTAATTAACCTTGCGAGGAAGTATTTAGTGGTAAAATATTATTCGAATATTCTTCTGCATAACCGCCGTTTTATGGGCGTTTTAAGGTATTAACAAAATGACATTGGGCTAGAAAAGTCCTTATCATTAGCGTAAACTAAATTATATACGCATTTTTTAAACTTGTCTAGCCCAACGGCGGAAATATTTGATTATAGGTAGCTGGAATAAGAATAGTTAAAATAACCCTGATCAGTTTGGTTACCCCAAGCAAGGTTGGTGTAATAAATTCCAATTGATGTTGGTATTTGTCCCGGTGCGCCTGTGAATATAGCACCGGCGGCATCGATAAATTGAGCTTTAAAATCTAGCAACATTTGGTTATTGCCGGATGGGTCAGTGCCAGCAAAGTTATAGTCATCACTTAACTGTATTTTAGCATTGAGTACATCAGCTACTATTTGAATAGTACCTTGTCTGGTAAAATTTTGTGCTGTACTTTTATAAAAATATTCGATAGTATGTGTAATACTTTCTGTAGGAACGCCAAAAGCATCAGTTGAACATGGCAATCTAAATGCCAAGTCAGCAGTAGTACGATAACCTAAAATAATTTTATTAAACATTTGCGGAGTATAAGATCCATGACCAGCAAACTCAGGTACATACTGAGTAGTCAGCACCAATGAAGTTGCCATGGCAATATGTCTATCAGATATATCATTAATACTGCCGTTGCCGTGTGTGGCAAAATAAATTTGTGGATATCGTGCGCTTAGGCTATCTACTCCGCCATCATTACCCACGTTTTTGTATATACAATTTCTAGTAGTATTGTTAGTACCAAGTCCTAGATATACTGCGTGTCTTTTAATGTTGTTAAATCTGCAATTGGTAATATTAGTATTACGCGGACCATATTGTTGCCCCACTGTTTGTCCGTCTGCTCCTTCTCCAAACACAAAACTTTGATAACCGTTATCAAAGAAACAATTTTCAAAATCGTTATCAATTATATCTTGTTTTGCGTATACTGCATAGGTAAAGTTTGTAAATCGAATATTTTTAAACAAGTTAGCAGAGCAAGTGACCAAACTGCTAAAACTGTTTAATGCAATACCAATGTTTTTAGTGTTGTTTATTCCGCCCCAATCGCCTTGTAAATTTAAATCCGTAAACTTACTGTCTTTGACACAGTTCAAAGTCAAACATCCGTTTTTACCTGTGGGTGCATGAATAGTCATGCCTTCCAATTGTATGTTACGTGGTTGATTACTGTTAGTAGTTGACGAGATGATGGACGGATTTCCAACTGTTGATGTATCATTAACAAACTCTATGGCAGACTTGGTCAATGTAACAGTAAATGTTATGGCAGTTTGTGTGACTGTGGCGTTGGCGCTCAGCGTTACACTAACGTTGGGAACAACACTAACAATAGTAGCTCCAGCAGGAATTCCGTTGCCGGTTATCAATGCACCGACCATACGTGCATTTGCTCTGCTGGTAGTTAATAAAGACTGTCCATTAGTAGTTGCACCTGTAACAGTAGATACTGGATTATAATATATGAAAGTCTTATCGGCGCCTGCACCTACTATGCTTGCATATGCCGGAACATATAATGTAGACGATATGTTATATACACCAGGTTGTAGTACCAATGTTACTCTAGTTCGTTTGGCAATAACTGATGTACCTGACGATTTGGTAGTGGGATTTAAAAATAACTGATTGATAGCACGTTGTAGTGTAACAGTATCGTCCGCAACTCCATTGCCAGTTACACCAAAATCGTAAGCTGAAACAACATCATCTAATTTGTCTTGTAGTAATCGTGTAGTGGGATTATTGGCTGTGGGACCAGTAGTTATGCTGGAATCGGTAGCATGATAAATGTGTTTGATAGTGTTAAGAATGTTGAATTGTGTTTCAAGATCCTTTTGCGTAAGAATTTTTGTATTTCCTACTGCCGGACTGCCTTCGCTGACAGCTCCGTTGCCAATGTACAATTCCTGACTATCAATGGCCCACGCCATTTCGCCCGATGCCAATTGAGGTAGCCCAGTACCACTATTAATTTTACCGCGTCGAACTTGAATTCGACTAATTTGAACCACAGCCATGAGAATATCCTCTATATAGGATATTTATCAGTTTTCTCTGTAGTACTGCTCCACCCTATTCCACCACTGCTTTTCCCAGTGTCCAAACATGTCTGGAGTAAGAATAAACTCCTGATAAGCTGGTTCTCCCCAAACCATAGGTGTAATTTCGGGAGGTTTTACGCACATGAATACTACACCTTTGCGAATGTTGGTTTTATGTACTTCGTTATGAGCCAGCGCATAAGCCACCATTTGCAAGTAATAGTCTTCAATCCATTCTTCTTTTTTGGGTTTGTTGGTTTGCTTATGGTCCATGATTGCACCCTCATTCAAATGAAGTCCTACACAATCAGTAGTTCCCGCATATAAACCTGGATAATACAAACCAACTTCAACACCCCACACTTCGTTAACATTTTTAAGTCCGTGTTCGATAATGTGTTTGGCCATTTTGTGACTTTGCACACTGTATGGATTTGATCCTGGATCGTTGAGAACACCTTGCACAATGTAATCTTCCAAATACTTGTGCATACGTGTACCGCGGCTGGCAGCTTCGGTAACAATCTCAGTGGCTTTCTTTTCGCCTACAGCTCGACGCCATGCCTGTAAGGCGGCAACTTTTTCTGCTGGTTTGGTTTTGTCTAGGATTGTTGTAACGCTTGGCAGTTTACCACCGTCTGGCGTTGCGTATAAACGCTTGCCTTCTACACTTTCTCTGTTTAGAGGAGTGTAGTCATATCTTTCAGTTAATAAGGTCATACAGTATGTTAAACTATATGACCTTATTTGTCAATGCTTATTTGCCTAATTTGGTTGCACGTTTTGCCATTTTCTCAACTTCGCCGGTTTTTTCTCCGCCTTGTTGTTGTCTGTCTTGTTGATTATTGGTTTTTAACACAATGCCTTGACCATCAAATCGATCAATGAACTTTTTCAGTAATGGGCCTTCTTGTGGATCATCCCAACGAGCAACAAATGCATCATATGCTTCAGCATCACTGTCACCCAGTGTGGGCATATCTCTATTGGCCAATTCAGTGTTTAATGTATCCCATCGAAGATTGCCTTCGATTCCGTTAGGGCCTTGATTGTTTGCGTCTGATTGAAGAACCCAAAGAATACGTTCTAAGGGTTCTATGTTCTCAATTATTTTTTTTTTGAAGCTAACAACATGCCTAACTTGCGGCTGTAGTCAATGCTTTCACGCTTCTCTCGGCCTACTTCTGGTGCTGGAGGAGTTTCTTCGCCTGGTGTGCCGGCCATGTCAGCTGCCATGCCTGCCATTGCGTCGCCGCCCATGGAAGGTAGACCACCTGCTGGTGCCGCTGGAGCTCCCATAGTTGGTGCTTCTCCACCTGATACTAACGATAAGCCTGTTGATAGACCGGTTCTTGAAGTTTCTAATGCTGTATATACTGCCTCTAATGCAGGTTTGACTGCATCTTGATATTGTTGTGCAACATCACTTCCTTGAGTTTCTCTTATAGAGTCCATTAGTTCAAGCAATTGTTCTGCTTTCATTGCGGCCACATCTTCTAGCCAGCCTGTAATACGGTCTACCATGTCTTTTGTAGCCATGATAATTTCGGCCTTGTCTTCTTCGCCTTCAGCAAGAATATAACTTGCTTGTGATTCTGTTAAGTCGTAACGAATTGATAATTCTGCTTTGAGTTCTGCGTTGTCGCTTTCGCCCAATGTCATTCGTTGAATTGCACTGTTGATCCAATTTGATGGAACTGAAAACCCCTTAGCACGTTGTCCAATAATGGTTGCTTTGTATTGGTTAACACTTTCATTTTTCTTTTGTTTTTTCATTGTTTCTTCTTCGTCTTGTGATTCATCAAGATCGCACTCACATGGCGCTTTGTGGCAATCACTGCATTTGCCTTCTTCGCGTTCCATGATTTCTTGATTGATAACATCAAGCAAAGCACGAGTTTTTTGATAAGCTGGACTACCACTCAATGAGTCAAAACTTTCATTCATTTCGAGTTGGCTCATTTCAGTGCGTAGTTTGTTTTGCACGTCTGAAAGCTGAACATCGTTGAATTGTTCCAGTTTCAATTTGTATCCAAAGTTCTTAGCTAGACTTTCGTTGAGTCTTTTGCTAGTAACAGGTTTTGATAGTTCTCTAATTTGCATGATGGCGTCCTAAGATATCTTATTGTGTATTTATACTTTTCAGCTGGCGAAAGTCCATTTAAAAGACTGTGATATTTGATTCTTATAATGATCCGACCTATCCTGACTGTATTCCAACTTATTTAACAATATCAAATACCTATCATAATCAATGGACTTCTTGGCAATGTTGTTTTTGAATACTAGGGTATCACAATAATGCGTCCAATAGTGCCTATCCAACTGCTTGATACTGTTGAATTTATTAAGGTCTAATCGATGATATGCTTTTGCGGCCATAAGAGCACAGGTTTTGAGATAAAACTGTTCTATGAATGGCCCAGATTTGTAGTGTAGTGCCCAGTTGTTGAACTTGTTTAGCTTTATTACATAATCTTTATAAACAATGTCGCCGTTGGGCTGTATGCTTATAGGCAGAGTGTTTGCAAGGTCTACTTCAAACTGTCCGGCAAGCTCTTTGATAAATTTGGGTTTAGGTTTATTTGATTTTTTCATTTGCAACTACACTAGGATCGTTCATTCCTATTTTAGTTATCAAACTCTTGCGTATCATGACCTGAACTTTGAATTGATCTTGCTCACTCAGCTGACTGAGTTTAACTGGTTGTTTTAAACGTGCTAAGAGTTTAGCTTCTTCACGGGTAGTCCAAATATCAAATCCGTCAAGGATATTGTATATTTTTTCGTTCTTTGGACTGTGTTCGTAGCCGTCTAAAAGTTCGCTTATTTTCATCTTAAGCCTGCGATAGTTCTCATTTTTTCCAACAGCTCGTCGTCTGCTTGTTTGGCCGCAGTGTCCGCACTTGGTGTTACTGGCTTGATAGAAGCTGGTCTATCAGATGGTTGTTGGCTCTTAGGCGTATCAGGCGTATCAGGCGTATCACCCACTAACGCTTTTAAATCATCAATCATCTTTAAAAATTCTGGATCATTAAAAACCTGAGCCATTTTTTGCATAGTCAACACTATGTCAACATTGCCAAAGCCGTCTGGAACTATGAACTTCTTTGCAGATTCCATATCAGCTGGGCTTAGATCTGTATCGTTTTCACGTGCTGTGTCTGCAAGGCCTTTCATAAACTCTTCAGGGCTCATGCTAAAGTTATCATCTTGTGCTTCGTAGTTGTAACTGCCAGCTATATGCGGCTTGACACTAACGTCTTTAATAAAATCATCAGTAGGATCGCCGCCAATGTCTTCTGCGGCTGCAATTTCAACTTCTTTGCCCACTTCAGGCCCCATTGGTTTGTTGGGATCAGTTTGTGTGTCCGCAACAGCATCTGGATTCATTGTGAATCTGTCTGGGTTGTTGGGATCTGCCATTACGGATGCTACCTTCTCTGGAGGAAGGATAAGCTGTGTGCCATCTGGTTTGGCCAAAGTCAGCCCAGTGTTGGGATCGTTTTGTGTAACTTTGTATGCTTCACCATCTTCGTTAACATCAGCTTGAGGCATGCCGGGTTTGGTAGTTTGTTGTTGTGGCTTTTTGGTATAGAGCTTGGCTCTGTGGCCTTTTTTATGTTCTACAATATCTTTAATCTTCATCTTGTTCCCCGAGGCTTAGTTGTTTGCTTTGTAAGTGATCAATGCGTTTGCGCAATTTGTCTATCTGTCCCCTAGAACGCAATAGCTTAAATGCCAAATTCTCAATGCTGTATTCGCCGCCAGATTCTAATCCAGCTTTGCGTAAACGATAGATATGATCCATTGTTTCTTCAGCAGTATTTAAGTCATTTGAACGCAACGATTGGTTTATCTTTCCTGCGTAGTTGCGGGCTTTCTTTTTGATTTCTTTGGGATCTACATCTGGAGTAAGTTCTTTGGGCTCACTCAACCACTTGCTGTCCAGCACACTGAAAATGCCGGCACTGTGATGCGGCTCCGCGGCATCTTGTACATATACTTCTACAGGTATATCTTTCAGTGTAATGCGGTATTGGCTGTTGTACTGATTTTTCTTAGCATTAAACAGCTCCTTGAGATCTGGATGATCTTTGGGCATGTTGGCTATCAAGTGTAGATCTATGTCGCTGTGCTTGCTGTAACCAAAGCTGGCGTTTGAGCCGCTGATGGTAATGTCAGTAAGATCTAAATTGGGTATGTTGATGTAGTCTATAAAGTGCTTGGCAATTTGTAGCAGTTTATAACGAATTTCCAGTTTGAGTTCAGCGCCGTCCCACAGGCTGGGATTTAGCGTGTTGTGTGTGGGTGCAAGTTCTGAGTGAGTTTCTTTAGCATACATGGTACTGTATTTAACAGAATCACAAGCCTAAGAACTTTAATACATGTGGGAAATTAATAGCATTGATCCAGCCTGCGCCTGCGGCAAATGCCAAACCTACCATGGCATACATGGTGTATTTGTTTTTGATCTTTTCTAAATTGGTGATCTTATCAGCTAGTTCTGCATGTTGACTGTTGCTTGCTTCGGCCATTTCACACAGTTTCTTGTCCAGCAAGTCACGAGTATTGTCTAAACAATCGTGCATGTCTTTGACGTCTGCTTTGAGATCATCAAGTTTTTCTTCTATTTGGCTTACTTTTGTTTCTACTATTGCTACTCGCTCGGGTAACAGTGCTAATTGTGCTTGTGCTTCTTTCGTGGCCATCATGGGCTCTCCAATGTTATAAGTCAGGGACTCGCTCCGAGTCATGTGCCTATTGTATGATTGAATGCCTAAGTGTTTACGTGGATAAATTGCCTACAATGTTATTTATTACTTTTGATGAAAAACAATGTTTTTGTTTTGGCCTTTGGTGACAAACACAGCAAAACGTTGTTCCATGAGTTCGTCAAGACCTGATATGTAGGGCACACCGTTGAAATCGTCTTTGAGATATCCTACTGCGTCATCATCTTTCTGATATAAAAAATCACGTTCAGTGCTGAAATCAAAGCGCCACACTTTGACAACATCTTCTATGTCAAGTCCTATCACTGTTCCTTTGACACTGGTCACTATGGGTTTTTGTACATACGAAATGTTGGCCCGCATACCCAGTGTTTGCACAACAGAACTGAAGTTTTGTTCCTTCCAACGTAGAGATTCTTTGCCGGCTTCATGGCGATACTGTCCGGTACTTGTTATGTCTACCAATGTGTATAGTTTATATTCCATGCAGTATTTAACAGTCGTAAAAAAGCCTACTATAAAAGTAGGCTTAGTCTTCCCATCCCTAGGAAATTTAACTATTAAGCTAAAGTGATACCGCTTAGGTCCATAGCAGTAATAGTAACAACGCCTGAAGCCCATGAGCCTAAAGCTGCCAATACTGCGGCTTCCATTAAGCCAAAACCTGTACCTTGTGTGTTACCACTGTCAGCACCGTTAGCTGTGTCATCAGCAATAACTACTGTGAACGCTGTGCTTGTTGGTGTACCAACTGCATAAATTTCTGCAAAGTTTTGAATTGTGCGAATTGCTGTTGAATAGTAACTACCTGCATCTGTATGAGCACCTGAAGAACCAGTTTGCTTTGTTAAGTCAACTGGTGTTCCGCCTGATACTACTACTTTGATGAATTTTAATGCACGAGTACCAAACTGTGTAGTTGGTGCTGTTTTTAGCCAATTGGCCGATGTTGTTGAGTCTACTGATGGCATAATATGTCTCCTCTATATGCTTTTTAGAACACCCTCTGTGTCCTTTGTATATTTATTTACCTATTTTGGTAAAAACCCGCCTTAAATGCTAACAATTTGACGGATAGCTTTAAACCAATCCACTGATCCTTCCTTGAGAAAACGATCTGGATATTTCTTCTGCATATCGCCTTTAAACTGTGCTAAACGTGGGTTATCTATGCCTTGCGGAATATGTTGCAGTATGCGATCCACAGTGGCTAGCCAGTCTTGATTGGCAGCTGGATCATTGAACAGGCGTTGTGCTATCTTATGCACATCACGCTCCAACACTTCACCGTTGGCACGGCTCTTTAATGCACCGCCCATGCCGTAGTACAAGAACGCTTTTTCAAGATGATTAGGAATACTGTTGGCCAAGCTGGACAGCGCCATTTGCTGGTCTTGGCCGTCATATTGATAGTCTTGTGAGTATTCGTGTTCATGATGTTTGACTGTGGTGGCCGCATGTTCTGTAGTGGGAAAGTCCACTTGGTAGTAAGCCGCTACTTCAGTGCCCAGTGCTGGCACATTAACAGTGTAGCCTGCTGGAATTCCAAGGTGTACTTGCTCGCCAGTCTGTGTTACACTATCAAAACTTTGGCCGAGATACTGTGCCAATGCGCTACGGATTGCACCGTCGTCAGCATCTGCTTCTAAACCTAACTTAGGAGCAATTTCTTTACTGCTGATATGAATGTCTATATCGCCAGCAGTTGTTTTGACACTGCCCATTTTGTAGTAAGGATGCTCTGGGTGCCACGAACCTGCTGATCCGCTGGTCCAGTGTCCTTTGGTTCCAAGAGCATCTAACACTGGCTGTACTTGTTGTACAATAGCATCGTAAGCCTTGCGTGGGATACGCACAATAACACCTTTGATGTTTTGTGGATCTATCTTCTTTTTTGGTTTGGCAGTAGGGCCTAATCGTGCGGCATTGATTTCTTCAACGCCATATAGCCCTGCTGGTTCTAATGCAAATCCGCTCATTCTTTACTCTCTTGTATGCGCTTGATGCCACGTTTGAATTTGCTGGCATCAGCTGTTCTAATGCTGTTAATGAATCTGCGCTCTAACTCAGCGGCCGTTTCAATATCATAGCTGGCCCTAATCTGCTCCAATAAGTTCACAGCACTTTGGATGATGTTGGAACCGCGGCTTTCGATAACCAAGTCAGTGTCTCGGTTAATGCCTAAATCGCTTAATTCCTGTAAAATACTTCTTGTTGTTTTGCGCATATATGATCTTCCAAGTGTATTTATAGTATACTATGTTTGATTAATAATATCAAATAACTTGGTAAATGTTGCAGTGCCATGTATACTTGCTAAATACTCAGTAGAAACCATGAGTAGCTACACACTTAACACACAGGAAAGCAAAATGAAATACATATCAGAAAAAATGCAAAATATACTGGAACGCTTATCAGAGATGTTTCCAGGCAGCAGTTATCAATCAAGTTTAGATGCGTATCTAAGCACCAAAGGCATTACCGATGCCGCACAGTTGGAAAACTACATCCAACAATTCAACTCTCAAAAGGAAAGATATCTATGAAAACAATCGTCAACTCAATCTGGTCATTTTTAGAAGCATTTGGGCAAGCCCGTGCTGCCGCTAGTCTTGCTCGCCAGGGCAGAATTGCTGAAGCCAAAGCTGTATACGGCGCTTGATAAATATTGGCATGAACTTGGTGTACATACACGGGGCTAATGCCACAAGCGAAAGCTTCAATTATATTAAAAGTAAACTGGGCACGGGCCTAGACATTAACTACGATAGTCGCAATGGGTTTGAAAATAACCTAAAAGACATGCAGTCCACATTGCAGAACTATAAGAACTTGGTGTTTGTTGCACACAGCCTAGGCGGTATTTACGCATTACACTTGGCTAATGCCATGCCAGAAGTCATTAAAGGTGCTGTAACATTAAGCACTCCGTATGGTGGCGCCGAAGTGGCGGATTATGCCCAATACTTTTTGCCATTCAGCAGACTAATGCGTGACATTGGGCCCAGTTCGTGGGTTATGAAACAGGCCAAACGTATCAAGATACAGCATCCGTGGACCAACATTGTTACTGTGAAAGGGCAAAGCCCATTTATGCATGAGCCCAACGACGGTGTGGTAACTATCGCCAGTCAACGGCATCATGCAGATATGGAACTGGTAGAAGTGGACTGTAACCACTATGAAGTTGTGCTGAGTGATGCAGTTGTGAAACTTGTTAAAGAAAGAGTAAACAAGTTTCGCTAATAAGTCATTCAGCTTTACACACAGTTCGTAACACTGTATAATAAATACATGGACAGCAAAGTTGCTGTCGATACAGACATTAACACACAGGAGATTATTATGTCACAATTTGAAACACCAAAACTACCAGAAGTTAAATTCAGCAAGAACGGTTACGAGATCCGCACAGACGTGTTGGCCATGGCCAAAGACGCTGTTATGGAAGAATACCACTCAAAGTTCCGCGGTTGGGAAATGTCAGTGGCCAAGGATGAAAAGACTGGCCAAGTTGTTACCAGAATAGATATGCCAGAGTTTCCAGGTCTAGACAAGATCATGGAAGCCGCTGAAAAGTTCTATGGGTTTGTTAATACAGGCACAAAGAAGTAAGCATAGCTTCATCGCCAGAATAGCGTAACATTCACTAGCACCTTCGGGTGCTTTTTATTTGGCTAATAATTATGAACTGGAGTAGACAAACTCACCAGTTGTGGGATTATAGTATGTGGGTCTAAATCCAGCCGCGGCCATGCCAGCAGCCGATCCACCATCACGCACAGGTTTTACAGTGAATGTGCTGGCAGTGGTTTGATTCAAGGCAAGGCCAGTGCCATTAATAATGATTGAGTTGGCGCCTTGTGAGGTTGCACCAGCATAAAAGCCAATGGCCACTGCTGAGGCACCTTGTGAGGTTAATCCAGCGTTGTAACCGAGTGCCACTGCTGTGTTGCCTTGACTGGTTTGGCCAGCATTGAGACCAACTGCTACACTAAAAGCACCTTGTGTGGTTTTTCCAGCACCAAAACCAATGGCCACTGATTCGGAGCCTTGTGTGTCTCGTCCAGCTTCGGGACCAATGGCCACTGTATTGACACCTTGTGAAGTCTCTCCCGCCTGCTTACCAATGGCCACTGCTGACGCAAGTTGATTTTGGTTGCCAGCACCATAACCAACGGCCACTGCTGAATTGCCTTGTGAGTTTGCACCAGCGGCTGGACCAACGGCCACTGCGGTAATACCTTGTGAGGTTGTCCCAGCAAGAAAACCAATGGCCACTGAGTAAGTGCCTTGTGAGGTTAATCCAGCACTTTGACCAAATGCCACTGCATCACCCGCGGTATCTTTTATCACTGCACCGTTTGTTAATGTTACTGAACCACCGCCACTTCCGTCAGTGCTAAGTGTCGCTCCACCGGGCGTAGTACCGTTTGATATTTTAAGAGTTGCTGTTACAGTATCGTAGAATAATTCGCCTTCCTTACCTATATAAGTGCTGGCTGATTTGGCAATGGCTTTGGTACTGAGTTTACGTGCTGTCATTGTAAGATCCTTAATGGACATACAATGGATGTGCAAGAAGCAGAGTATGTTTTTGTAGTAGTATTTAGCTCAAAAGATGTCAACGGGCGGTAACTATAAGGCGTTATATATATGTAGGGTATAAATTCCTACACTAACCTAAGGAAACTTTAACATGAAAGCTATCGCAACCCTAATCGCCGCAATGTTTGCCGCAACTGTATTTGCCGCTGAACCAGCTAAGGCACCAGCAACTCCAGCAGCCGCGCCAGCCAAAGTGGAAGCCAAGAAGGACGAGAAAAAGCCTGCAAAAAGTGACGGTGCAAAGAAGGACGCACCTAAAGCAGACGCAAAGCCTGCTACCCCAGCAAAGTAAATTTGACTTAGACGGCAGTGACCTCATAATAGACGATGAGGTCACTTTTGGTCGTAATCTAAAAAGCAGAAATTTTGGTAAGGTAGTTAAAGATGAACTATCAGACTATGTGAAGTTTAGATTATGGCTAGCTAGACAAAGAGCAATGGCTGCATACAAAAAAGCCCAGGCATAAGCTGGGCTTTTTTATGGGTGTGAATAATTATGAGCTTGCGTAGACAAATTCACCAGTTGTTGGATTATAATAACAGGGTTTAAATCCGGCAGCGGCCATACCACTTGCGGCGCCACCATCACGCACAGGTTTCACTGTGAATGTATCGGTTGTTGTTTGATTCAAGGCAGCGCCACTGGCATTGATGATGATTGATCTGGCGCCTTGAGCAGTTGCGCCTGCGCCTTGACCAATGGCAACTGCCCCTGCGCCTTGAGTGGTTTGGCCAGCACCAAAACCAACGGCCACTGCACCAGCACCTTGTGTGGTTTGACCGGCGGCTGTGCCAACGGCCACTGCCGCCGTGCCTTGTGTGGTTGTTCCAGCAATATTACCAATGGCCACTGCACTATCACCTTGTGTAGTTTTTCCAGCCTCGATACCAACGGCCACTGCACCACCACCTTGTGAAGTTTGACCGGCCGCGTTACCAAATGCCACTGCATTTGCCGCTGTATCTTTTATCACTGCACCGTTTGTTAGTGTTACTGAACCACCACCACTTCCATCAGTGCTAAGAGTTGCTCCACCGGGCGTAGTACCGTTTGATATTTTAAGACTTGCTGTGGCAGTATCGTAGAATAATTCGCCTGCTTTGCCTATATAAGTGCTGGCCGATTTGGCAATGGCTTTGGTAGTGAGTTTGCGAGTTGTCATTGTAAGATCCTCAATGGACATACAATGGATGTGCAAGAAGCAGAGTATGTTTTGTAATATTATTTAGCTCAAAACTTGTCCACGGTTAAGCCGTGGGCTTTTTTATTGGCAAAATAAGTCAAAAAAGTAGCAGATAATCATTGACCTTGCTAAATAAAAAGCGCATAATAATACATGTGCATAAGGCATATAAACATTTTAGGCATAACATAGGAGGCATTTAAAATGGCATCATTAGCAGAAATCCGTGCGAAACTTCAAGAAGCACAATCAAAGTCCACCGGACAATCCACAGGCGGTGGAGACAACGCAATTTACCCACATTGGAACATGCAAGAAGGCAAGGAAGCGGTTATCCGTTTACTACCCGATGGCAATTCAGCCAATACGTTTTTCTGGGTAGAACGTGCAATGATCAAATTGCCGTTCGCAGGTATCAAAGGTGAAACAGACAGTCGTCCAGTTCAGGTGCAAGTTCCTTGCGTTGAAATGTACAACGACGGTACAGTTTGCCCAATCCTTAGCGAAGTGCGTGGTTGGTTCAAAGATAAATCATTAGAAGAGATGGGTCGTAAGTACTGGAAAAAGCGTTCATACATTTTCCAAGGCTTTGTTGTTGAAGATCCTATTAAGGAAGATAAACAGCCGGAGAATCCAATCCGTAGATTTATTATTGGACCTCAAATCTATCAAATTATCCGTTCGGCATTAATGGATCCAGAGTTGGAAGAATTGCCAACTGACTACCTCAAGGGTGTAGACTTCCGTATTGCTAAGACATCGAAAGGTGGCTTTGCTGACTACTCTACTTCTAAATGGAGTCGTCGTGAACGTTCTTTAACGGAAGTTGAAGCAGCGGCCATCGAAGCTCACGGCTTGTTTAATTTGAGCGATTTCCTACCTAAGAAACCTACTGATGTAGAACTCAAGGTAATGAAAGAAATGTTTGAAGCATCTGTCGATGGCGAGGCCTACGACATGGATCGTTGGGGTCAATACTTCAAACCAGCAGGTATGGGATCCGCAACAGGCGATCCACATCGTGCAACAGCTAACACATCAACACCAGCTGCCAAGGCCAGTGAAGATTTTGATGAAGAGCCTGCTCCGGCAGCTAAGGCTGCACCAGCGGCAACTCCAGCATCAGCTGATGGTGCTAGTCGTGCGCAAGACATCCTTGCCATGATTCGCAATCGTCAGAAGTAATTGAGCTAAACATAGAGTGCGGGGTAATCTCGCACTCTCTTTCATTTCTAGGAAAATAATAATGGCAAAACTAACTAAACTAGCAAAAGTAAACGAATCAATTACTATCAATCGTTATGACAACGCATGGATGGTTGAAATTGGTGGGCGTGATAAAAAAGAAGAATGGAAAACTACCAAGACTGTCTGCAATACAGAAGAAGAACTTCTTGCTGTAATTAAAGAATGGAACACAATGGATTTGGACAATTAATATGGCAAAAGCATTTGATATTTCTAAATTTAGAAAGTCAATTACTAAATCTATTGACGGTTTAAGTATTGGCTTTAACGACCCAACAGACTGGGTTAGTACAAACAACTACGCATTAAACTATCTCATCAGCGGATATTTTGATCGAGGGATTCCACTAGGTAAAGTCACTGTGTTTGCAGGCGAAAGTGGTGCAGGCAAAAGTTTTATCTGTTCAGGTAATCTTGTAGCAAATGCACAGAAAGCCGGTATCTATCCTATCTTGATTGATACAGAAAATGCCCTTGATGAAAAATGGCTACACGCTCTTGGTGTAGATACAAGTCCAGACAAGTTGTTGAAACTTAACATGGCCATGATCGACGATGTGGCAAAGACTATCACAGAGTTCATTGCAGAATATAAAACCATGGATGAAGCAGATCGTCCTAAGATCTTGTTTATCATAGATTCATTAGGCATGTTACTGACCCCTACTGATGTTAACCAGTTTCAAGCCGGGGATATGAAAGGTGACATGGGTCGTAAACCTAAAGCACTTACAGCACTGGTTCGCAACTGCGTTAACATGTTCGGAGCATACAATATTGGTATGGTATGTACCAATCATACATATGCAAGTCAAGACATGTTTGATCCAGATGACAAGATCAGCGGTGGGCAGGGCTTTATCTATGCATCAAGTATTGTTGTGGCCATGCGTAAGCTAAAGCTGAAGCTTGATGCGGATGGTAATAAGACCACAACTGTGCAAGGTATTCGTGCCGCTTGTAAGATCATGAAAACTCGTTATGCAAAACCTTTTGAAAGTGTGCAGGTTGAGATTCCTTATGAAACAGGTATGAGTCCATATAGTGGATTAGTCGACTTGTTTGAAGCCAAAGGTATGCTTAAGAAAGAAGGTAACAGCCTTGTATATACTACCAAAGACGGTGAGATTATCAAACAGTTCCGCAAGGCTTGGGAACGAAATGAGAAAGACGGGTTAGACATTGCTATGGCAGACATTTCTAAATACGGTGAAATCGCCACATCTGAGATAACTACTACAGTTGAACCAGACTTGGAGGAAGCTCAATGAAAGAAGATTTAATTGCTGACCTATGGCATGTGGTAATTGGACATATCCCTGAAAAACAAAGACCGGATGTGGCCACTGATTTCGTAAACACATTGTTGGATTATGGTATCAAAGAAAGTGTGTTGGACAGTCTGCAAGGAGTCGATCCTTTTCTTGACGAAGCTATCACATACGCCATCGACGGTGAAGAAATCGAAGAAGATGTAGACAGCTACGATGAAGAGGAATAAATGAATTGGTACGACAAGGTTAGTAAAGATATAAGCAACATTCCAGATGCTGCGGCCTATTATGAAGCTGAGTTAATCGAAGCAAAACAAGATGTCCGCATAGCGGGTAACATCGAGAAGGCAAGTTCGCAAATGCCCGGCATCGTGGAAGAACGTTTTAATCAACTTCAAGAAATTGAAGGTATCCTTGAGTACTTAAACATTGAACTTCGTAGACTTCGTAGTCAACATTTTCGCAAGTATTTAGAAAACTATCAACGAGCTTTATCTTCTAGGGACTGTGAA